GGTTCTAAAGCTAAAAAATCTGGCAAAATAAACAGATAGTAGGAAAACATGAAAAAAATGAAAAAGAAAAAAAGTAAATTTCCAGATCACTCAGGTGATGGTAAAATTACTAAAAAAGATATCTTAATGGCTAGAGGAGTTATTCCTAAAACCAAAAAGAAAATGAAGAAGAAAAAATAATGATTAAAAAACTTTGGAATAAAATTAAAAGTTGGTTTACTCCTAAACAGGAGATAGATGAACATATAGAATTTTTTACTAAAGTTCCAGAACCTGAAATACCGGTTCATACTTCAGAACATTGTAAAGATCATACAAGATTTAGAAAATCTTGTCCTATGTGCATGGAGCTTGTAAATGGCTAAATTATGTCCAAGAGGTAAAGCGGCAGCGAAGCGAAAATTTAAAGTGTACCCAAGCGCGTATGCTAATATGTATGCTTCAGCTGTTTGCTCAGGTAAGGTCACACCCGGTGGTAAAAAAAATCGTAAGAAAAAAGCCGGCGGTGGAATTATAGATATGACAAGAATGCAATACGTAAAAGGAGGTATAGTATAATGGCTGAAGAAAAAAATAGAATGATGGGGCCAAAAGCCAAACAACCGGGCCTTACTCCAACTCAGAAAAAAGGTGGATCTGCAACAAGAAAAGAAAAACCAATTATTATTATGATGGATGGAAAAGAATATCAAATTGTACCTGGTTATGGAGATGGTGATATTCAAAAAATTGGTGATCAAAAAATGTCTAAAGGTGGAAGAGCTAGTTTTAAATCTGGAATGAAAGTTTGTAAGTTAGCTAAAAAAGGAAAAGGAAAAGCTTACGGAAAGAATTCGTAATGGCTAAAAAAGGTCTAAGGGAATGGGTGAAAGAACGATGGGTAGATATCGGAGCACCGAAGAAAGACGGGAAGTACCAACCGTGCGGAAGATCGAAGGGGAGCAAAAGGAAGTATCCAAAATGCGTCCCACTTGCAAAAGCCACACGGATGACAAAAGGGCAAAAGGCCTCTGCTGTCAAACGAAAAAGAGCAGCGGGTAATCCAGGAGGAAAACCTACAAACGTTGCTACATTTGCAAAAAGAAAAAAAGCAATGTATGGTGGCATGATAGACATGACTAGAATGAGAAATGTATAATGGCTGAAAGAAGAGAAAACCCAATTTCAAGAAATAAAAAAAACTACAGATCTACAAAGTCTGGAGCAGGCATGACTAGAGCCGGTGTCGCTGCCTATAGAAGAGCAAATCCCGGTTCAAAACTAAAAACAGCCGTGACCGGTAAAGTGAAAAAAGGGTCAAAAGCTGCTAATCGTAGAAAATCTTACTGCGCACGTTCACTAGGACAACTTAAACGATCATCAGCAAAAACACGTAACGATCCTAACTCACGAATCCGTCAGGCAAGAAGAAGATGGAAATGTTAATATGAAAAAAGCAAAAGCAAAAATAAAAAAAGTGATTAAAGGATTGGGCAAAGCAGTCAAAGCTCATACTAAACAAAAGAAAATGTTACAAGGAGCAATACGTGGAACCAGAACAAATACTAAATAATCTTAAACGAGCTTTAAATAGAAGAGTAGAAGCTTTGGCAATTTCGGTGACGTCCGGCGGGGTTGACAATATGGAAACATACAAGTATATAATTGGACAGATTAATGCATTGGAATCAGTGCGTCAGGAAATCTCTAACCTGCAACAAGATAAGGAGCTAAATGAAAACACAGGAACAGTCATCGACATCAAGTCAAAAAATAATAACTCCAAATAAAGAATTAATCGGAGTTAAAAAATCAAAGAAAAAAGAAGTTACAAACGAAAAAGCAAAACTACCTAAACCAACAGGTTGGCGAATGTTAGTTTTACCTTTTCGAATGGATCAAAAGTCTAAAGGGGGTGTATTGTTTGCACATGAAACTATAGACAAACAACAAGTAGCATCGCAGTGTGGAAACGTTTTAGCAATGGGTCCAGATTGTTATAAAGATAAAGATAGATTTCAAGAGCCATGGTGCAAGGTCGGAGACTGGGTGGTCTTTGCGCGTTATGCCGGCTCTAGAATAGAAATTGATGGTGGGGAAGTTCGTCTTCTTAATGATGACGAAGTACTAGCAACTGTGCAAGATCCAACAGATATCTTGCATAAATTTTAACATAGGGAGGATACTATGCCAGAAGAGGAAAAGAAAAAGAAACCGAGTGAAATACCGGTCGATATAGATACATCTGGACCAGAGGTCGATGTAGATATAGAAGCAAAAGAGGAAGCAGTTGAAACTGCTCCAGAAACAACGGAACAAGAAACAAAAGAAGTAAAAGAAGAAACAAGTAAAAAGGAAGAAGATTCAAAACTAGAAGACTACAGTAAAGGTGTTCAATCACGTATTGCTAAACTTACTCGTAAGATGAGAGAAGCAGAACGTAGAGAAGCTGCTGCTGTAGAATATGCTAATGCGTTAGAACAGAAAAGAAAATTAGATCTAGAAAGATTTAACAAAGTAGATTCTGAATATAACACTAAATTTGCAGAGTCCATCAAATCTGAAATGGATGCAGTTCAAAAACAATTAGCGACTGCTATCGAAGGTCAGGATGCGGCTGCGCAAGTACAAGCAAACAAAAGAATTGCTGAGTTAGCTTTTGAAGATGCTAAACTTAAGCAAAGAGCATCAAACGTCAAACAGGATGAAGAACCTGTTAGACTTTCTGATGGTGGAAACTTACCAAAACAAACTCCACAGCAAATGCCACAAGCAGATCCTATGGCTGAAGAATGGGCAAGTAAAAATTCATGGTTCGGAACAGATAGAGCTATGACTTTTACTGCATTTGAAATTCATAAGGATTTAGTGGAAAAAGAAGGTTTTGATCCTAAATCTCAAGAATATTACACAGAGATAGACAAAAGGATTAAAGTTGACTTTCCACACAAATTTGGTAATACTGAGAGTCAAGCACCGAGCAGGGCCGTTCAGTCGGTAGCTTCAGCTAATCGAAGCTCAAAACCTGGTCGCAAACAAGTGAGACTCACTTCCTCACAAGTCGCAATAGCGAAAAAATTAGGAGTGCCACTAGAAGAGTATGCTAAACAATTAAAACTCACGGGAGGAGCATAATATGACAAATGAAAAAACTTCACGTGCGGCTGTAACACGGTCAAAGACTGAAAGACCAAAAGTGTACAAGCCACCTTCATCTCTTGATGCACCGCCAGCGCCAGACGGCTTTAGGCACAGATGGATCAGGGCTGAATCTGTAGGTTTCCAAGATAGTAAAAATATTTTTGGAAGACTTAGAGAAGGGTATGAATTAGTGAGAGCTGATGAATACAAAGATTCAGACTACCCAGTTGTGACTGACGGCAAATACGCTGGAGTCATAGGAGTCGGAGGCTTGCTCTTGGCAAGGATACCCGAAGAACTCGCGAAGTCTAGAAGCGCCTATCAGAAATCACTTTCTGAAGGGCAGGACGAGGCAATTGAAAACGATCTTCTGAAGGACCAAGACAGACGAATGCCTATCAAAGTTGATAGAAGTTCAAAGCACACTTTCGGTGGTACTAAGAAGTAATTCCCAAACTATCGATAGTTAAATATAAACCCGTACTGGAGGCCGTTTAACGACGGCAGGTACATTAAGGAGTAAGCACTATGGCTAACAAACAAACAGCTGGTTTCGGTCTTGAAGCTTCTGGCGTAATGGGACAAACTCCCGCTACTTCAGGACAAGGCAGATACTGGATAGATGCTGCAGATGCTACTGCGATATACAACGGTGAACTCGTAAGAATCACTGCTGGTTATGTCGTAACTGCACAGGCAGCTGTAACAAACCCTACACAGGGTGTGTTCAATGGTTGTTTCTACAACGATGCAACTACATTGAAGCCAACTTGGGTAAATTATTATCCAGGTGGTATTACTCCAGCAAACAGTGAAGACATTAAAGCGTATGTAATGGATAATCCATTCCAGATTTACAATGTAGTAACTGATGCACAAATCGCAGCGAACGTTCCAGCTTCTCATGCTAAATTCATGGAAACTTATGGAATGAACGTTTCGGCTACATCAGGAACTGCTTCTGGCGGAAGATCTTCTTCTACGCTAAAAGTCTCAGCTGGTTCACATGCAACTAACAATCAATTTAGATACTTAGGTGACGCAGAGGATCCTGAGAACAGCGACGTAACTGCAGCTTTCGCTACAGTTAGAGTTGTTCAAGCTCTAAATGATTTAGTCATGGATACATAATATAGGAGCATAAAATGGCAATATCACGAGCACAGCTAGTTAAAGAACTAGAACCAGGCCTGAATGCACTATTCGGGCTGGAGTACAAAAGGTATGACAATGAGTCTGCCGAAATATACAACACAGAATCAAGTGACAGAGCTTTCGAAGAGGAAGTAATGTTATCTGGTTTTGCTAACGCAGATGTAAAAGCAGAAGGTCAAGGCGTTTCATACGATCAAGCGCAAGAGACTTACACTGCTCGTTACACTATGGAAACAATTGCATTAGCTTTTGCAATTACAGAAGAAGCAATAGAGGACAACCTTTATGACAGACTTTCTTCTAGATACACAAAAGCTTTAGCAAGATCCATGAGCAATGCTAAGCAGGTTAAAGCAGCAGCACCTTTAAACAATGGTTTACCAGGGGTTGCAGCAGCATCAGCTTTCCAAACAGGTGATGGCAAAAATTTATTTGCTACTGATCACCCTACAGTAAGTGGAACTGATGTAAAAAACACGCTTACAACGCAAGCTGACTTAAACGAAACTTCATTAGAACAAGCACTGATTGATATCGCTGCTTTCACTGATGAGAGAGGTTTAAGAATCGCAGCTAAAGGAGTTAAAATGATAGTTCCTTCTGCGAACCAGTTCAATGCTGAGAGATTGATGAAATCTCAAGGTAGAACTCAGACAGCTGATAATGACATCAATGCAATCAACTCAATGGGAATGATTCCTCAAGGTTACAGAGTGAACCATTTCTTAACTGACGCTGATTCATTTTACATTATCACGGACGTTCCAAACGGTATGAAACACTTTGAAAGAACTCCATTGACAACTTCAATGGAAGGTGATTTTGATACTGGAAACGTAAGATACAAAGCTAGAGAAAGATACGTCTACGGATGTTCTGACTATAGAGGTATTTACGGCGTTGAAGGTGTATAATACACATTAATTTATGGGGCCGCCTTAAAACGGCCCCATTTATCTAACAAACTGGTGAGATACATGAAAAAATTTTTAGTAAATATTTGGGCCTACAACCATCACGCAAAATTTAAAGTATTATCAGAAGATAATGCTGAATCCCTAGAAAATGCAATCCTTGACAAAATTGGAGAAAAGAGTATAAAATGGGAAGATCTTGGAATTAGTTATGATGACAAGACTAACAGAATAACCTATGAGGAGGTTGTTGATGATACAAGACCTTTACAAACAAAAAAGGTCCTGGGAGTTGAAGTGGGAACAGGAGCATCTGTCTAATGGTAGATACACTCTTGAAATGGTTCGGATCGATGACAAAATCAAAGAAGTCATCACTGAAATCAAGCTTGAAGAAGCTAAAATTGCACATAGGCAAAATACTGTCGAAGGTGTGGCTCCCCAAGTTTCTGTAGCTACTTAATAAAAAAGCTACATCGTTGAATAAATCACATTCACATTACAGGCTCTCTTGCACTCTACTAAAATGTAGTATATAGTTTTTTTACTATACAATTAATCAGAACGTAAACGAGTATAGTCGACGGCCTAGAGATTACGTTCGTAAACTAGGAGGATATAATTATGGCAACAACTACATTTTCGGGACCAATTAAAGCGGGATCGATAAGACAAGGAGCTAGCGCAAACTTGGGATTTGTAAAAATGTCTCAAAGTGCAGCTTTTACACAATCAACTACAGCAGCGAGCACTGGAATTATAATTCCAGCTAACTCACAAATAACAGAAGTTACTGTTTACATCACAACTGCTTGTGATGGTGCTTCTCAAAACTTAAGTGTTGGTACAAGTAATACTTCCAATGAACTATTTTCAGCATTAGCGTTAGGTACAGCAGCTAATGTTATTAAATTTGGATCAGCTGGAACTATTACAGATGCAGATACTTGGGCAGATGTAGGATCAAGCGATGTATCAATTTTTGTTGATATGTCTGCTGGTTCAGCTGGTAGAGGTTTTATTACTGTAGATTACATACAAAATAATAATCTTGCGTAATAATTAAATAATTTGGTGCTCCTTCGGGAGCACCTTTTAAGGAGAATAAAATATGTCATCTATTTCAAAGGTAAAACAAAGCATAGTTTTAACTACGAGTGGACAGTTACAAAAATTAAATCCGAGCGATGGTTCTGCGATAACTATTACTAAAGCTCAGATTATGACTGTTTATGGACAAGCTTCAAATTCAGATGCTGAAATAAAAATTTATAATGAGGTTGGTTCTGGTGCTACGGCAAAATTACTAATTTTTCATGGTAAGTTTGGAACAACAGCTAATGAAGTTCAAGAGTTTAAATTACCCGGAATTGGTATTTATGCTGACACTGGTTGTTATGTTGCTTTGACTAACTGTGATTTTTGTTACGTAGCCGGTACATTTTAAGGAGTAATTAATGGCGAATACAACATCCTCGTCTTACTCTTTTGATCAGAATTTTTCTATTGATGAAATAATTGCTGATGCATACGAAAGAATAGGTTTGGTTGGGACTGCAGGTCATCAAATTAAAACTGCAAGAAGATCATTAAATATTCTTTTTCAAGAGTGGGGTAATAGAGGAATACATTTTTGGGAAGTAGGAAATACTAATATAAATTTAGTTGAAGGCTCTACTACTAACATTGATGCTACAGCAGAAGGTTCTGGTGTTTATACTTTTTACAGAAACTCAAGCGATGTTCCTGGAGGAGGAGAACCACCACAAGCTACAACTGTGCCTACAGCAAATGTGTATGGTATTTCGGATATTCTTAATGTTACTTACAGACAAAATTATAATACTACAAATCAATCAGATATTGGTTTAACAAAAGTTGCAAGAGATGCATATTCAGCAACTGCAAACAAAGCATCCAAAGGAACTCCTTCACAATTTTGGGTTCAAAGATTTATAGATAAAGTTACAATAACTATTTATCCATTACCAAATTCAACAGCAGCAAGTAATTTTCTTAATGTATATTACGTAAGAAGAATTCAAGATGCAGGAGCATATACAAATGCAAGTGATACACCATTTAGATTTGTTCCTTGTATGGTATCAGGTTTATCTTATTATTTAGCAATGAAGTTTGCACCACAAAGAGTACAAGAAATGAAATTGCTTTATGAAGATGAATTGGCAAGAGCACTATCGGAGGATGGATCAGCGGCAAGTACGTATATTACACCGAAAACCTATTATCCAAATGTATAATGGCACGATTTTCAAAAGGAAGAAGAGCACTAGCAATATCAGATAGATCAGGTGCAGCATTTCCATACAATGAAATGGTTAAAGAGTGGACTGGAGCTTGGGTACATATTTCTGAGTTTGAACCTAAACAACCACAATTACAACCACATCCTGTAGGAGCAGACCCACAAGGTTTACAACATGCACGACCTGCAAGAACAGAATTTCCAGTAGAAGATATTTTACCAAATGATCCGTTTACAACAACAGCAGCTTCAGGAACGTTAAGTGTATCTTTTCCTAATAATGGTTTTAATGAAGGAACCACACACGTAAGATTTAGAGAAGTAAAAGTTCCTGTAGGTGGTGTTGCTGTGTCAACTCTTGAATTAGAAACAACATTAAATGGAAACATAAATGATTCTGTTGCTACAATAACTTTGACAGATGCCACTGAGTTTCCAACTTCTGGTTTTATTATAATAGAAAAAATGAATTCTGAAACTGGTGCTTTTGAAAACGAAACTATACAATACACAGGTAAAGCTGGTAATAATTTGACTGGTTGTACACGTGGAACATCTGCGCCGTACAGAGGGGTAACACCTACACCAACAAAAGCAGGAACCCACACAAGTGGAGCTAAAGTATTTGGATCTTATTTAGCTACAGCCGTATCTACAACTATAGTTGTTGGTCCACAACCAACACAAACAGAAACACAATACAATTCATTAACCGTGCCCCTTGTTTCAAACGCAACTAGCACGGCAACAGGAGGCGGTTTTCAGTGTACAATTGGACCGATAAATGATAGAGGTTAATTATGGCATATAGTTATTCAGATTTAACAACAGATATTAGAAATTACACAGAAGTAGATGCCAATGTGTTTACAGCTGCTGTTATAAATGGTTTTCTTCGTAATGCAGAACACAGAATAAATTTAGATTGTCCTATGGATTCTGATAGAATTCAAGCAGAAGCACAATTTGCTACAGATTTTAATTCAATTACAATGCCTGCTGGTTTACTATTTGTTAGAGGTCTCCAAGTTTACGATTCAACAACCGCTACTACAGGCGAAGGAGTATGGTTAGAAAGACGTGATCAAACTTTTATATCTGAATATGTTGGGGAATTAACAGGTACTGAAGGAGGTTCAGCAGGTCAAGATACAACAGGACTTCCTAAATATTATTCTATGTTTGGTGGTGCTACTACAGGTACAAGTACAGCTACTTCAGGAGCGATATATGTAGCCCCTACACCAGACCAAAACTACAAATATATTATTCATTATAATGCTTTACCAACAGGTTTAGAGACTAATACTGGGGGAACTTATATAAGTAATTATTTTCCTCAAGGACTACTTTATGCTTGTCTTGTAGAGGCATATGGATTCTTAAAAGGTCCGACTGATATGTTGACATTATATGAGGGAAAGTATAAAACTGAACTACAAAAGTTTGCAGCAATGCAACTTGGAAGAAGAAGACGAGACGATTACACGGATGGTACTATACGTATTCCAATCGAGTCAGCGCCTCAATAATTAGGAGATTTTTATGGCAATAGTATCGGCAATAGCAAATTCATTTAAAGTAGAAATTCTACAAGGTGGACATAATTTTAACGATTCGAGTGGAGCACCTACAGGTAATACATTTAAAATAGCACTATATTCTAGTGACTCAGCAACATTAAATAAATCAACTACAGCGTACACTGCACCTGCAGATGCAACAGCTGATCCAACAAACACATACGAAGTTACAACAACTTCATCAGGTTATACAGGTGGTGGAAATACTTTGGTTGCAAGTGCTGATCCAGTTTTATCTGGTGACACAGCGTGTGTAAAATTTAATGACACAACTTGGGGATCATCAGCTTCTTTTACAGCAAGAGGTTGTTTAATTTATAATACAACTTCAATTACAGGGTTCACAACAAACAGAGCAGTTTGTTCAATTAATTTTGGTGCCGATAAAACTGTAACAAGTGGTACTTTTACAATTCAATTTCCAGCGCAAACAGCAGGAAACGCAATCATTCAGATAGCATAGGAGGGTCACTGTGCCCAGTGTTTCAGAAGGATGGGGCAGACTAACCTGGGGACAAGCAGGTTGGAATGACGCTCAAACCATTAAAGAAGGTTGGGGTAGAGAAACTTGGGGTTATCAATCTTGGGGCGATACACCCATTACTACACTCACAGGGTTATCGGCAACAACTGCTATTGGTGAGTTAACAACAGAAATAAAACCTGGTTGGGGCACACTTAACTGGGGTGAAAATGGTTGGGGCACTGTTGAAAGTGCAGTTGAACCATTAACTGGTTTAAGTTTAACTTCTTCTTTAGGAACTGTTACACCAGCAGACGTCGTAGGTTTAACTGGTTTAAGTTTAACAGCTTCAGTAAACGCTTTTGCATCTGTTTCAACAAATGCTACAATTACTCTTCCAGGTTTAGGTCTAGTTTCTTCTGAAGGTTTATTAACAGAAGATGATCATTCAGTAGGTCTTTCAGGGTTATCAGCTACAAGTACTGTAGGTTCTTTAGCTCCAGCTGATGCAATAGGTCTTTCAGGATTATCGGCGTCAACAACTGTTGGATCAGTTGATATTACATCAAATCCAGTACATGAATTAACAGGAGTTTCAGCAACAACAGCTTTAGGATCAGTTGAAGCTTTACCGGTTACCCTTCATACATTGTCTGGCCAAACGGTTACAAGTTCTGTAAATTCTTTTAGTTTAATTAAGACTGATCTTACTTTTACTCTTGACGGTCAAACAGCTACTAGTACAGTTAATGCTGATAAACTAATATTAAGATATTATGGAAAACTAAGTCCTAAGACCAGCACGGGATATACGACGAAAACACCCAAAACGTCTTCTGGTGGATACTCAATTAAGACGCCAAAAAACACAACAGGATATACAATTAAGACACCATAATTATGTTTGACTTAAAACTAAATAAACAATATAAACAAAAAAACTAGGAGATTTAACAAATGGCATCGACTTATACACCTCTTGGCGTAGAACTTATGGTAACCGGCGAAAATGCTGGTACTTGGGGTACAAAGACTAATACAAATTTAAACATTTTAGAACAAATCATTGGCGGTTATTCTACAAAATCTATTGCAGGTGGCGCACAGACAACAGATCTAACTGTTGTTGATGGTAATACTACAGGGACTGCTCAATTTAGAATGATTGAGTTTACAGGAACTATTACTGGAAACCAAATAGTAACAATTCCAAATGATGTAGAAACTTTTTATTTTTTAAGAAACTCAACTTCTGGTGCTAATACAGTACAATTTAAATATGCAACTGGTTCGGGATCTACTACTACCTTTTCAGCAACAGACAAAGGAGACAAATTAGTAATTGCAACTGCTAATGATGGAACTAATCCAGACATAAAAGAAGTTTCTCTTGCATCACCTCCTGGTGGATCAAATACACAAATTCAATTTAATAACTCAGGATCTTTTGGTGGATCAGCTAATTTAGTTTGGGATGGATCAAATCTTAACATTGGTGCTCAAGGAGATCTTAGATTACAAGATTCAACTGGTGGAGAATATATTGCACAACAAGCAGCAGCCACTACAACATCATACACACTTACATGGCCAGCAGGAGTAGCAGCAGGAAATGGTTACGTTTTAAAATCAACAACAGGCGGAGTATTATCATGGGAAGAAGCCTCAGCAGGTGGAACTTCATGGCAAGCTGTTGTTACATCAGCTACTAAAGCAGCAGTTGCAGGAGAAGGTTATTTTCTTAATACTACATCAAATGCAATTACTTTAACACTGCCTTCGTCTCCATCAATTGGTGATGAAGTTTCATTTGTAGATTACGCAGGAACATTTGATACAAATAATCTAACTATTGCAAGAAATTCTCAAAAAATAAATGGGGCAACATCAGATTTAACCGTTGCTACAGAAAGAGCAGCAAACACATTAGTCTTTACAGATGCAACTCAAGGTTGGCTGTTAAAGAATAATTAAGGAGATTAATTAGTGTCAAGCTATAAAGAAATAGTAGGACAGAAGGTTACGAAAGTATCAGCTGATCCAAGTGATCCAAAAACAGGACAAATGTGGTATAATTCTACTACAGGAAAGCTTAGAGCATTAAGTGTTAGTAAAGCATGGTCTAGCGCTGCACCATTAAATACAGCTAGAGAAAAAAGTTCAGGTTTTGGAACACAAGCTGCAGCAACGGTTGCTGGAGGAAATACTCCACCTCAAACTAATGCAACTGAAGAATATAATGGTTCAGGTTGGAGCACTGGAGGAACTTTAAATACTACAAGACAAAGTGGAGGTGGAGGTGGAACTCAAACCGCAGGACTAGCTTACGGAGGATATAATGGTTCAACCCCTTATATAGCTGATTCAGAAGAGTATGATGGTTCTACTTGGTCAGAAGGACCAAATTTAAACACTGCAAGATATATTACAGGATCAGGTTCTCAAACCGCTGCGATAGGTATGGGAGGAGCTACTTCCACAGGTGGAACTTCTGCATGCGAAGAATATGATGGATCGAATTGGACAAATACGGGAGCTTTAAATACTGCAAGAAATTATATAGCAGGTTTTGGAATTCAAACAGCAGCAGTTGCAGCAACTGGAGGTCCTGCAGGAAAAGCAGATGTTGAAGAATATAATGGATCAACTTGGACAACTGTAACATCAGTTAGTAATGCAAGAGAAATAGCTATGTCTTCTGGAATTCAAACAGATGGAATTGTTTACGGTGGAAGAGTAGATCCGGGTTCTGTTTCTATGAATAAAACAGAAGGATATGACGGAACATCTTGGTCAACCCAACCAACTATGGCAACAGCTAGATTTGGTTCCGGTGCAAATCAAAGTTCTGGAACAGCTTCGGCTGCTATTGCAGCCGGTGGAAATACTAATCCACCAAACACAAGAGTTACAACAACAGAAGAATACAACGTATCAACAAACGTAATAACCGCTGCAGCATTTGCATCTGGGAACAATATAAACAATGCAAGAAGATATTTAAGAGGTTTTGGAATTAAAACAGCTGGTGTTATTTGTGGTGGTTATACAACCTCTCCATCTGCTAAAACTGAAGAATTTAATGGTACAACTTATTCAAACAGTTCAGATCTAGGAACTGGAAGATATTCTTTAGCAGCATGCGGAATTGAAGCTGCAGGTTTAGCTTTTGGAGGTTTAAATACTACTCCTTCAACAAGAGGGGAAACAGAAGAATACAATGGCTCTTCGTGGTCTGAACAAACTAATTTAAATACACCTAGAGGAGAATTAGGAGGAGCAGGAATTCAAACAGCAGGACTTGCTTTTGGAGGATCAACACCACCAAGTGTAACTGGAGCGACTGAAGAATATAATGGTTCTTCTTGGACAAATAGTCCTAATAGTTTAAATACGGCTAGAAAAGGAGAAGTTGGAGGAGCAGGAACTCAAACAGCAGCGGTTGCTTTTGGTGGATCTATACCACCTAATACTGGGGCAACTGAAGAATATGACGGTTCTAGTTGGACAGCTTCTAATGCAATGCTTAATGCTAGAAGTCAGATGTCTCCATCACAAAATGGAACACAATCGGCTGTTTTTGCCATGGGAGGAAGTCCCGGCACTGGTAGTTTTGTAGAAAATTACGACGGAACTAGTTGGTCAACTCGACCTTCTTTAGCAACAAGTAGAAGATTAGGAGGTGGTTTTGCTACAACAACAGATGCTGTTCTTGCTGGTGGTTATACAGGTAGTAATGTAGCTGTTACAGAAGAATTTACACCAGAAACAACAGCAGCAAACGTAAAAAATTTTAGTACGAGTTAATTATGACAACATATAGAAACATACACGGACGAGCTATTCAATCTTTATCAACTGATCCAACTGAATCAGTGGCTGAAGGTCAAATCTGGTACAACACAAGTAGTGATACTTTTAAAAGTGTTGTTAGTCTTGAAGCTTTTACAAGTTCATCACTTATGGGAACTGGTAGGTATCAAGGAGGATGGGCTGGTTCAGCACCACAAACCGCTTCTTTATATTTTGCTGGAAGAACAGCTGCACCTGCTGTAGTAGCTCTTACTGAAGAATATGATGGTTCTGGTTGGTCAACTAGTGGAAATTGTAATAACGCTGAAAATGCCTCTGCAGGTTTTGGAACTCAAACAGCTGCAGTAAAAACAGGAGGATATCCTGGATCAGGTCCTACTAACTCTAATGAAAGTGAAGAATATAATGGTTCTTCATGGACAACAGGAAATAATATAAATCCACAAAGACAAGGTCACGCAGGTGCAGGAACATTAACTGCTGGAGTTATCTTTGGAGGGACTGATGGAACTTTATTAAATAAAACAGAAGAGTATGATGGTACAAATTTTTCTAATGTAAATAATATGAATACTGCAAGAAATAATTTATCAGGAAATGGCTCTCAAACAACAGCAATAGCCGCAGGTGGAGGGACTCCATCTATTACAACAGCAACAGAAGTATATGATGGAACAAACTGGACAACAGTTGGTAGTATGAATACAGCACGGCAAGGTATGGGTGGTTTTGGAGATTCAAGTGCTTCAGTCATAGCAGGAGGTTCTGCTCCATACAAAAGTGCCGTTGAAACATGGGATGGAACAAGTTGGTCAACTTCTCCAGCTACATTAGCAACAGCGAGAACATTTTTTGGTGATTGTGGATCTGGAACTTCTACAGCGGGTCTTGTTGCGGGTGGTATTATTTCACCTGGTGTTGTTGCACTTACAGAAGAATATAACAAATCAACAAACGTCATTACAGCTGGAGCATGGTCTAGTGGCACGTCTTTACCTAGTGTTAGATGGAACACAACTGGCGCAGGAATACAAACTGCAGGATTAGTTTTTGGAGGTTCTACAGGACCAGCATTACCAGCTTTTTTAAATACAACTTTTGAATACGATGGTTCATCTTGGACTGGAGGAGGAGCTACTCCTATTAATTCAATTAATCAATTTGGTGCAGGAATTCAAACTGCTGCGATAGGTGGTGGTGGATTGGCTTCACCAGGATCAAATACTACAACAGCATATACATATGATGGCTCATCTTGGACAGCTATTACAGGAACGCCCATAGCCACAAAAGGTGCTGGTGCAGCGGGAACATCAACAGCCTGTTTAATTTATGGTAGTGATGTACCTGATTCAGCAATGAACCAAGATTCTTATCTTTGGAATGGATCTTCTTGGGCAGAAGAAGGTGCACTAAATGCTAGTTTTCAAAATGGTGCAGCTGGTGGACCTGCGGAAAATACAGCTTTTAAAGCTGGATCAGCATTTGGTTCTCCTGAAGTTAGTACAAATTTTGAAACGTATAATGGTTCAGCATGGACAGCAGGACCAGCTTTAATTACAGCAGTTCAACAAAATAGAGGTATGGGTTCATCTGCAGGATGTTTCTCCATAGGTGGTTATAATAAAATTACAACTGTTGAAAAGTTTAATGGAACAGCCTGGCAAACAAGTCCATCATTAGCAACAGGCAGAAAACAATTTGCATCTGCTAATTTTACAGCACCAGGTATATCAAATGGCTGGGTAGGCGGTGGAGCAGACGGAGATGCAACTGTTGAACATTTTACAGAGGAAACTACAAGTTTAAATGTTAAGACTTTAACTCAGGCTTAAACTATGATAAACAATTTTAAAAAGGAGGACTAAATATGGCACACTTTATATATGGAGTAGCTACTAACACTGGTAAAGGATTTTTCACTGCTGAAGACAGAAGAAAATTCTTTCTTAGAGGTTATCCCGCAGACGTCTGGATGGTTGGCAACAACGTTGATGGCGCTATGTGGTTAGCTGAAAAAAATGGTGTTGAAAAAACTAAGTCAGAAGCACAAGCATTAATAAATGCTGAAGTTCAAGCTGCGCAAGCCGCATGGGATGCTCAGACTGATGAAGAAAAAGCTATTTCACAAAGACCAGCTGATGTAATACTGCCATAAGGATATTCTAAATGGCAACTTACGAAGAAATATACGGTAAGAGAGTAAAAGAATTTGACTCTGACCCTACGTTAAATTCAACGTATGAGGGACAGGTTTGGTATGACAAATCTACAGGTGTTTTAAAATCTGTTGTAACTTTTTCTGCTTTTTCTAGTGCTCCTCCTATGTCAAATGCTAGAAATCAAGCTATAGGAGGAATTGGAACTAAAGATGCAACAATAGCTGCAGGTTTAAGTTCATCGGATGGAACTTCAGAAGAATATAATGGAACTGGTTGGTCTAGTGGTGGAACATTAAATAATCCTGGAAGTTTAGGAACAGGATGTGGAACATTAACAGCAGGATCTCGTTTTGGTGGAATACAACCAACACCTGC